ATAAACGAGGGGGTGCAGTTTTTTTCAACCCCCCTATAATTGCTTTAATCTTAATAATTAAGGCAAATTAGCTAATAATTGTTGTTAATTTAAGATAATTTTGTTTGAATTAAGCTAAAAAAGTAAATATTTTTGGATTTTAGTTTTAATTTGTTATAAAATTGTTAAATTAAATAATTTAATCTTTTCTTTTAACGAAAGTTGAAAGAAAAGATGAAAGAAAAGCTAAAAGAAAGCTAAAAGAAAGCTAAAACTTAAAAGTAAAGCTTAAAACTAAAGCTTAAAAGCAAAGCTTAAAACTAAAGCTTAAAACTAAAGCTTAAAAGCAAAGCTTAAAAGCAAAGCTTAAAAGCAAAGCTTAAAAGCAAAGCTTAAAAGCAAAGCTTAAAACTAAAGCTTAAAAGCAAAGTTAAAAGCTTCTTTTAATGTTGAATGTTTTCTTCAATTGTTCTTTCACTTTCTGAATTGATTTGATTTGATTAAACGTTTGAATCTTTTCTTCTAACTTTTTTGTAGATGTTTCTGAAATCGTATTTAATGATTTCATCAATTGCTCTTTCAGTTTCACGATCGTTTTCTTCATCAGTAAACTGATCAGAAGTTCGAGCAATTCGACTTAAGTAAGAACATGAATTGTAACCTTTTTCAGCATCGAACAGAAACCATGAAGTAAACTGTTCAAATGGATCAAATGGATTGTCAAATGTTGTAAGCATGCATGAACTTTTCATACATGATTCACTTCCTTTCAATTCTTTAAATAGTTTGTTACAGATGAAGCAGAAACACCTAAAGCTTCAGCAATTTCAGAAGTAGTGTAACCAGAACTATTCATTGCAGCAATCTTCTGAATTTTAGCAGCGCTCAAGGTAGTTGTGGAACGTGGGGTAGCTCGTTGTTTAAGATCATCTATATTTGTATTCTTAACAATTTTGGTCAATAGATTCTCGCTAATAGCGCCTGCTTGAATAGCCTCCCATTCCTTATCTGTAATGGCTATTGGTGATCTTTCTGCCCCAACCTCCACCCGGGCTCGTGCTAGGGCTTGTTGGCTGATCTTTTTAATTTCCTTTTGAGTCATATCAGGGTAGGTCTGCTTCTTAACTGCCACTTCAGCATTAGCTCTAAACTGAGCCAGCCTTTCTCGAGGAGCATTCTTCAACGCAACATTCAGTTTTGCATTTAAAGATTTTACTTCGTTATCATAAGTTCCTTTAGCCGAGGAATCGTAGCGAATTTTGCCGGCATTCACCATTTCTTTACGAGCGGTGTTTGCTAAAGCTTTCATCTTATTGGCGTAGTCCGCATAGACCTCCTCCTGGGGGGTACCAGAAGACAGAGAGTGGGCATCCTTTGTTTCTGCCATCAGGGTAGACTTCTGAGTACGCACACGGGTTTTACCTGTTTTGGGGTCCGTATACTCTTCATATACTTCCTTGTAGCTTTGCTCTCCTGTCTCAGGGTCAATGATCGGACTTCCTCTTCTCTTTAGCACAGAAGTCTGAGACTTAGCCCGTGATATTAGAGTCGATGACCCTTCATGATACTTGCCTTCAGTGTCAACCCTGCCCTGATATTTCTTCTTGAGGGAGGCTATTCCGTTGTCAACCTCGCTTTGTTTATAATCGAGCCCATGCTTTTCAGCATCAATGACAACCATGCTGTGGCGAACAGCCTTGGTTAACTCTTCTGGAGTAGCCCCCTTTAGGGTCATGTCGGTAATCAAGTTTGAAATCTCGCCCATTTCAGTTTGGGTGTTTCTCATTGCTTTGTAGGTGCCCTTTTTTTTACCGCCATACTCTAATTTTGGATCAAAACCCTCAAGGTCTTTCAAAGCAGGGGTGGATGTGATTTTTATTTTGCCCCCAGTAGGGATAACCATAACAGTATCGCCATCAAAGTCCGCTCCAGAAAGGCGGTCAGCAACCTTCTTATTAATACCGATGGCATCATTTGGGGTGTTTCCGAGAACACGACGAGCTTGTGACTGCTTATTATTAACAGTCAGTATAGGTATTTCAAAAGTACCACCATGAGGATAGCGAACTAACGCAACTTGCTCACCATTCTTATAGTTCGGAGCATAAACCTCGTTGTCCTTCATTGAAGGAATTGGGAGGATTACCTGATACTTCTGTCTAGGAAGTGCTGCGGCTTGCAAATGAACTGCGGCTGAATCGCAATCATCTGCAAAACTTTTGAGCATTGCTTTTTTAACCGTCGGGTTTGTAAGCGAAGAAATCTCATCAAATTCTGCCTGTTTGTCGGCTGCCGCTAAACCAAGCTGCTTCTTAATCAAGGTCATGCTTTGTTTGGACAGGAATTGAGAAGAAAGAGTTTTACTCCATTCGTTCCAATCTCCTTCTTCAGCTCTCTTATTGATTAAAGATAGTTGCTTTTTGCCTGACTTGTCGTAGTAATAGCTTTGCCCTCCTTCAGACTTTGCAGGATTATCTGGATCTAGCACTCCTTCTTTAATCAATGAGCCAAAAGGGTTATTGGGGTCCTTGCTGATTGTTTTAAGAACTTGCTTTGCGCTAGGATCAGGATCGATCATTGGGGTTCCTTTTTTCTTGTTGGTATTAAAAACAAGGTCGTACCCATCTGGGATATCATCCGCATAGACCGCCATTCCTTTTATATAACGATCATTATCAACAAGAATTCGGACTTGCGCATAACGAGATTTTCCAAGAGAAAGGTCATCAACACCTCTTCGAATCTCAACTACGCCGTCTTTGTCAATGCCACCTTCTTCGGCATAACGAACCTTTATCCTTTTAGAATCCATGCTCTTAGGGTAAACAAACTTCGGATCAAAAGTTTCTCCATCATCATGAGATACATAATTCTTAACTGAGTGAAGATCTTCAAACTTATAAACCGCACTCGAAACTTTTCTGCCATTTTCATCAACTTTATAGGGAGTCCCTGGAGGGCAAAGAATCTTCATATTAGTCTGCTTGCCTTGATTCGTAACCTGCGGAGCCCCTCCGCCAAATGTATTATATCCTTCCATTTCGAGTATGTACAAAGCCTGATTCAGCTTTTCCCTAGAGATATTTAGCTCTCTTTCAACACCAACGCCAACGTCTATCATTCCTTTTTCGTCGACTTGTTTCTTTAAGAACTCGGCGGTTTTCCTAGCTTGGTTCATACGAGCTTCCGATCTTTCATTGAGGAGAGACCTGACAGAGGAATCGTTAGCAAACCCCATCTGTTCAGCAATTTCATTAAGACTATAACCTTTTTCTCGTAATCCTCTTGCTTTGGCGACTTGATAAGTTCGGCGCACATCTTTTGCTAAACTCATTTGGGTTCTGAGTTGAGTCGTAGTGAGTCCAAGGCCTTCAGCTATTTTTGTTTCGCTATATCCTTGCTTTTTGTATTCCTCAATACGACTCAAAAAATCTTTACTATGTTGATAGGGGTCATCCCCAGAACCCCATGGGTATCGGCCACTACGTCTCGGCATTCCAATATGCATCAAAAAATCGTTGGCAACTTGGGACATAACTTAGGCCTCCTCTAATTTTATTTTAGCTATTACCTTATCAAAAGTTATAATCTTGTCCATGATGGGGACAATAATTTCAGCTGTGGGGTTGTCTACAAGTATATCATCTGATTGGTACAATCTGGTTTCAATATCAATGTCAGAGGGCTTGACTTTATACTCCAAACAGAAAAGAGCAACATAGATATAAAGCTGTTCCATCTTTGCCGGAGTGACGCCAGATTTATAGTCATGAACCCTTAAGAATCGGTTCCTAAAAGAAATAGCATCAGTTGTTCCAAAACAGTTTTCAGAATAGAACAACGGCTGCTCCGGAGTCATTTTAAATCCAATTGCGTCATTCACGTACATGTTTAAGGTCTTTCGTGACTTCGGTAATTTCTGTCCAAGCCTGATACATTGAGCAGCAAACTCATGAAGCTCTGTTCCTTTTTGCGCAGCCAAGAAGTTAGAATAAGCCGCGACCATTTTTGTTTCATCATAGTTCAGCCAATGATACTTACTAGCGCCCAGAAACGCGTGCTGTCCTTCAATCCCGAAATGATTGTTGAAGTTCATTCAATACCTCCTCCTTATTGTCTGGATAGATAAAAGCTGCGAATGACATTTCATTCATTAAGTTGACATAGTACTTTTGATTCGGTCGACATCTTGAGTCTGCTTTTTGCTTGCCCTCTAAGGCTGCCCATCTTTCTTCGTACAATACAATTAAATCAGGAAGACCCTGGATTTCATTTGGGTCGGTGTGTATAACCATACACCCCGGGAACATTTCTTTTAGCTCCTTAATTAATTTGGTTTTAAATTTGTTTTCCAACATCTGCGTGATCCTCCTTTCAGCATTTAAAAAATCCAAAAGAGAATGCCCATCTTTTAAAAATGGCCATTTTATCTCTCTCTTCATAAAAGGGTATGTTTTTTTCGCGTACCCAAAAAGTCTATAAAATTCTTGTTTTTTGCTTGTGGTCAAATGCCCACTTTTTTTTGCAATATCTATATATATCTTTAATCTTTTTATCACAATTAAATAGAAAAAAAAGTGGGCAAGTGGGCTTTTCGTCCGAATAATTTTTCAAATTGGAGCAAATCGCCCAAAAATGGCCAAAAAACGCCCAAAAAGGGCCGTTTTGAGAAAATGCCCCCAATTTTTCACGCCCACTTTTGCCTTTCAAAAGTGGGCTTTTGCCCACTTTTTTTGGCCAAAAAACCAAAAAATCGTCCGAACACGCTTCAAAATTCGACCCAAATTTCCCCAAAACTCAAAAAGCCCATTTTGCAAAAAATAAAAGTGGGCGTAAATTAGGTCCTTTTTCTAAAGTTTACGGACGAATTTTGCAAAAAGAAAGAGCCCTTGTTAGGACTCTCCCTCTCGTTAAACTTATTTCTTTACAGAGTCATGCAATACATTACAAATATCAGCGATCTGTTTTTTACCTACAGGGTCTTTATTTATTAACCACGTACTCGTTTTAGTCGAGATAAGTCTCCCGGCGAAAGTTGTTATTAAACCAACTGCCGCTATAACTATTCCTCCAGACATCAATTTCTCCGCGATAACAAGTTTTTTACCCTCCGTAAAACCAATCGTGTCTACATCAATCTTCATGTTCGTTTCTCCTTTCAAAGATATAGGTTTCTTCATAAAAGGAGCTGATAAATTCGCGCAAAAAAGAAAATGGGGTGTTAAAGCCCCATTCCCTTTTTTATAATTTTCTTGGGTTAACTGTTATTCCTAAGATACCTAATCAGTATCCATAAGAGCCATACGCCTCCAGTTAAAAATGTTAAAGCGACATCCAAAATGATACCAGCTGTGCTGCGTCTTCTACCCATAGTTTTTACTCCTTTTCTTTTTTTAAATGTTTTCTTTAGTTTTTATAAACTTGTAAATATCGCCCAGTCCAGAGTATTGCTCATCTCCACATACCAACGTAGGAGCTTTTCTAATTCCAAGCTGACTTACAAGTTCAGGGTTTGTCTCGGCCAAAACCTTGTTGAAGGTTACGCCGGCGTCCTCTAAGATTTTCATAGCCTGCTTGCAATTTGGGCAAGTGGCGGTAGTTACAAGAAGCAATTCTTTGTCGGGTTCGTCAACTGTGTATACCTTCCGGTCTTTGAACTCCTGAGCCTTGCCGTCATTCCAGTTTTGAACGGGACGATAATAACCGGTGATGCGGCTGTAGATTTCTGTTTTCTCCCCACACACTGGGCAAGTCTTTTCCTCACCGGCCAAATATCCATGATTCTTACAAACGGAATATGTAGGCGAGAGGGTGTAATAAGGGAGTTTGTAGTTCTCGGCAATTTTCCGGACCAGGTTAGCCGCAGCCTTCCAGTCGGGGAGCTTCTCGCCAAGAAAGGCATGAAAGACTGTTCCAGACGTATATAGCGTTTGCAGTTCGTCCTGAATATCGAGTGCATCAAAGATGTCATCTGTGTATCCCACCGGCAAATGACTTGAGTTGGTGTAGTAAGGTGTACCGTTTTCATTCGCGGTAATGATATCAGGATACCGCTTCTTGTCGTGCTTAGCAAAGCGGTAAGTCGTAGACTCGGCCGGAGTCGCCTCGAGGTTGTAAAGGTCGCCATAGAGTTCCTGATAGTCACTCAGACGTTCTCTCATGTGATTCAGGACATCCTTAGCAAACTGCTGAACCTCGGGAGAGCACATATCTTTACGCAGCCACTTGGCATTGAGTCCGGCTTCATTCATGCCAACCAGACCAATGGTGGAGAAGTGATTTTCAAACGTGCCGAGATAGTGCTTTGTGTAGGGGTATAGTCCGGCATCCAAAAGCTTGGTAATGAACGTTCGCTTGATCTTCAACGACTCCGCAGAAATATCCATCATCTTATCGAGCCGGTCATAGAAATCAGGCTCGTCCGTAGCCAGATAAGCAATTCTCGGAAGGTTGATAGTAACCACACCTACGGACCCGGTTGATTCACCAGACCCGAAGAATCCGCCCGATTTCTTTCTCAGTTCTCGCAAATCCAGTCTGAGCCGGCAGCACATAGAGCGCACATCGCTCGGGTTCATGTCCGAATTGATGTAGTTTGAGAAATATGGAGTGCCGTACTTAGCGGTCATCTCGAACAGGAGTTTGTTATTTTCTGTATCACTCCAGTCAAAATCTTTGGTAATGGAATAAGTTGGAATAGGATACTGGAACCCACGGCCATTCGCATCGCCCTCAATCATAACCTCGATGAAGGCTTTATTAACCATATCCATCTCTTTCTGACAATCACCATAGGTGAAATCCATTTCTTTTCCACCAACGATAGCCGGGATATATGCCATATCGTCGGGGACCGTCCAGTCAAGGGTAATGTTGCAGAACGGAGCTTGTGTGCCCCAGCGAGAGGGGGTGTTCAATCCAAAAACAAAAGATTGAATGCACTGTTTGGTTTCCTTTTGAGTCAGGTTGTCGATCCTAACAAATGGTGCCAAATATGTGTCAAAGGAAGAGAAAGCCTGTGCGCCGGCCCATTCATTTTGCATAATGCCTATGAAGTTAACCATTTGGTTACAGAGAGTAGAAAGATGACTTGCAGGGGTGGATGTGATTTTTCCAACCACGCCTCCGAGTCCTTGTTGAATGAGCTGCTTTAAGCTCCAGCCTGCACAATATCCTGTCAGCATGGAGAGATCATGGAGGTGAATATCCCCGTTTTTATGAGCCTCTGCAATTTCGGGCGTGTATACATTCGAAAGCCAGTAGTTTGCCGTAACAGCCCCCGAGTTTGATAGAATCAGACCTCCCACAGAATATGTCACAGTCGAATTCTCTTTCACACGCCAATCGTTGAGACCTAGATAGTCGTCAACCAGTTTTTGATAGTTTAAAACATGTTCATCATTTTTCATATTGAATTAGAGTCCTTTCTTCACGTACATTTTTTTGGAAAAAGAAAGAGTCCTTGTTAGGGGCCCTCCCTTTAATTATTTAATCTTTTTTCTCTCCTTTTCCATAATAAAGTTTGTAGTTACTAATGAGCGTGCTTCCTAACTTTTCGATGTACGTTATTAACAGAATCGCCAAGTAAATTGGTGCTAAAGTCAACCCCGCCATAAAGTATAAGATTTTTTTCATTGTAATATCCTCCTCAATATAATGGTTTCTTCATAAAAGGAGGTGTAAATTTTGCGCGTCTTTAGCTAAGTATTGGTTCTGACATTGATAATGCTTACACACCAGTTTTACTGGCTCAATCCATGAAATATCGTGAAGTTTAATACTTCTTACAGTGTAGGCTTGATCGGGCGCGATTGGGAGAAGAACTTCAGTTTCATTTACCGTTTTTGTTGCTCTCAGAAATTCGTCCTTAAACTTACAGATTTCCCGATGAGCGCAATGCTCACAAAGCATTTCTTTGTTTTCAGCCATTAGATTTTGTCCTCCTTTGGATAATAAAAAGAAAGAGCCCTTGTTAGGGGCTCAGTCTTTTTAGATTCGATCATTATACATTTTTATTAATGTTTCAGCTGATACAATGGTTCCATCGTATTCCCTGATACCGCGGCACTTACGGTTGTGACTAACGAGTATTATTCTCCCGTCTTCGTCAACCGATTCGGTCCACTTACCTTGGTGCCTAATCATTTGCTCAACCATATAATTAGCTAGTCCCATAATAAAACCTCCTAATAGTTTTAGTCTCTTCCATAATAGGGGGTGAAAATTATGCGTAAAGGAGCCCGAGTATTAAAACAAAATACCAGGCGGCCATATTTCTGGCTCTTCCTCAAGCAAAGACGCCGCTGTATTCAACTCGTCGTTATATGGTACCGCTCTTTCTGTTTCTTCCACGGTAAGAGCCTTTAGAAGAAGCAAGTAGTTGATATGGTCTGTAATTTTTTCATTCCACATTTCCTCGGAATATGTCTGACCAGAACGGCACATATCGTAGATGCTTACCGTATGCTTAGCCATCATACCGGCAAGAGCATTAATGGGCGTGGTCATTTGCAGCACGGCTGCTACTTTGAAATTATGCAGGCGGTCCTCTGTAGCATACTCCTTGGCCTTAGTGATGAGAATATCCGTGCAGCGTTTCTGCTGCTCCTCAATGATAGAGTTAAATTGCTCGGTTTTCATTCGTCCTTATCCTCCTCATGTTCATAGCTCTTTTCAAATTTGATTTCTACGTCTTTTGGAACAACGATTGCGTCACAGTATGGGGGCAGAACAACAACACCAGTTGCCCGTTGCGCCAGGACGTATTGGCGAACCGCTTCCAGCTCTTTATTGTTTAGAAACATATTGACCCTCACTACCAAAATATCATTTTCCATTATTGCTTCTCCTTTTCTCGGTGTAATGTCCGTGTGATTTTTGATTTCGTTCCAACTTTTGTCAAAATCATGCTTCATCAGATCGTTGTATCTTTGTTTAGCGTTAATTAGACCCGCTATTCCCATAATCATAAAAGCCATGCCGACTGCCATTAATATTCTTTCAATCATTATCGGCACCAACTTCATAGATAATCTCGCTATATGGCAGTTTCTCAATCCAACGACAGAAGTCGTGCCATTCATCGAGTTTGTGGTTTCGGCGCATTGGGTAGATGCCGGCCAGAACCTCGTAGTTTAGCATGACAGTCCGTTTCTGGTTATAGGAAGAGGGGAGAAGCTGAATCATCTGCCACCAATATTTTTTGTCGCCGGTTTCGAGAAATTTTTCTCTTGCACTATTGAGGCCGTTACAAACCGTATCAACGAAACCGTAAGACCAAGTGTTGTCTCCCTCATCGATTAAATGCTCATGCGAAAAATCATCCAATGTAAATTCTTTTTCATGAATCTTGTGCATAGTGGAACAGGAATTAGCTACCGTGCCAACCTTGTAGGTGTCAAATTCCTTCCACCAATATAGCGGTGCCGTAATATCAGCATACACAACAATCATCCTGCGGAACTTAGCGTGAACAGGACCGCTTTTAGCCAGCTTCATCATCAGTTTTTGGTCATTGACCCCCACCGCAAAACCTTGAGCCATACTATCGTGTGAAAAATAATAGTCGTTTACCGAGCATCCATCGCAGCTGTTATTGTATGGGAGTTGCCATTTTCCGCACGCGTCACATTTTTGAGTCAATGATTTGTGATAATTGCTATCGCTTTTTTCCCAACTGTTCATCGGGTTTCGCATTCCCCTAATAGCCTGTTCGAAACCAGTAACCTCTGTTTTGTCAATTAAAATCATACTTTACTCCTCTCAAAATTCTGTTGTCTCGACAATAAATGTATCGCTACTAGGATTATATGTCACTATTAGATTTTTTCTGGTGTTGCTAAGCCAGACATAAATCTGATTACAGTCATTAGGCCGAATATCGTTTATTTTCAACCCTGGAAACTGTTCAAAAAATTTATGAATAATCATACCGAACGGCAAAGATTCAGCTGTATTAGTTGGTTCCTCCAGGGGTTCTCTCATATGATTTAGGGTATCCTCATCAAGCGGGCATTCGAACTCCACAAACCAATGTCCAACAAAACCGTTGCATTGAGTTGTAGAAATATAACAAAATTTTTTGACAGCTTCCAATACATTTCCTCCCGTTATGCCCAAGAGAATATTGATTTTTTGCTCTTCCACATCATCAGAGGTCACAACCCACATGACGGGCTGTTCGTTCTGAATTTGTATATCCAGAATTTTTATCGCTCTGCATTTGACGGTTTGGGTGGTTGTCCAGTCCAAGTTGTATTTGTAAATGTTTGTCATATGTTGCTCCTTTCAAGCATTTAAACTACTTTTAGGATACGGATACAAATTCCGTGGTCATACTACGTTCAATATCTTCTCCAAATCGAAAGGGTAATTCAAACTGAGCACACATTTTGTCGTCAATGTACTCATCAGCAGAAATTTTTCTTGTATCACCGCCATAGAGTTCAATAACTTCCGGAAGATTATGATTGACAGCATCGAACTTCAAGCCTTGTAGTCGGCACCAATCAACAGCTTTTTCAAGTTTGTAGCCTTCACGGCAGGTCCATAATATAAGTTTCGTACCGAACTTCTTTTCAGTTTTCAAATAGTTAATCAGTTTTGTATTCGGTGCACCTATTTCCGGCCACTTGTTTTCACAAAGTGTCCCATCAAAATCTGTAGCAATTACTTTGAAATCAACCATTTTTCTCCTTTCAAATAAAAAAGAAAGAGTCCGTGTTAGGACTCCTTCTAGGATTTCATTTCTCTTTACCGTATGGATCTAATCCCATATGCTCCATTGCGTCAAAGCATTTCATGGCATGACGCTTCATCACTTCCTCTGCTTTTTCATCGTTCAATATTCCCAATTGATTGGCAACATTACAGACGTCAAGCATATTAGCATGAAACATCAATCTCATCTTTGCTACTTTCTTTACAATACTCATAATGAATACCTCCATATTAAATGTTTTCTCCATAATATAGTTTGTAAATTTTGCGTTCCAACCTCCTAACTAAAGACTTATACAATACAGATCCATTATGCTTCGCCATTCTTTACGACGGTTGTGAGCTTATCATAAAGCTCTTTGGCGTCTGTTCCTTGAAAGGCGTTTATAATGTTTATCTCGCCATTTACGTGCCTGCCAACAATCAGAACTCCGTTGTCTCCATTTTCTGAAAAGTCAACACCTATAATAAGACTTTCGCTAAGTTTAGCCATCCGATTTTCTCCTTTCAAATAAAAAGAAGGAGTCCTTGCTATGGGCTCCTCCTTTTGCTTTACGCTTTTTTACTAACTTTTTTACTAACTTTTTTCTTAGTAAATAACACTCCAACGACCAAAATTGCTCCTGAAATAAAGCCAATTGCCAAATATTTGTTTTTAGTATACCTAGAACCGACTGCGTAATCTAACGACATACTTTCGATTAAATTGTCTCGGGCAGCACCAACTATTTTAGTACCGTCAAGATTCCTACAATCAATGTCTACCGTTGCTTCCGCAAGGTCCTTGAATTTGCTACCATCTAGATGGCTGGCTATTTTTCTGAATTGTTTTTCTGTCATTTTTTAGTTCCTCCTTAATAAATATATTAGTCTCCATAATAGAAAATGCGAAATTAGTGCCCTACCATTTCACGTACCGACTTTCATTAAAGTTTTTCTTGTTTTTCAGAGACCTACTTATAGCCAAGTCAATTCCAGATCGTGTTTTCAAATGGTAATAGTATAAATCGATATACGGTGTATTGAGCCTGTCTATTCGTCCGGCCGATTGTTGCATTATTTTGTAGGAATAGTTCTGCGAATAAAAGACGATTGTATCAGTCTTAGTGCAGTTCCATCCTTCTGCTCCGGCTGTATACTGTACCAGATACACCCAACTTTTGCATTCCGGAATCGGTTGATGTTTATGCCCATTCCATTCTGCAATTTCCACTCCGGTCCCATAGTGAAGCTCTTTCAAAATCTCCAACTCGTAATCAAATGAGTAGAAAATAATCATCCTAGGATGTTTTTCAAAGATCTCAAGTAAAGCAATTTGTCTGGATTTGTCCGAATTAACAATCTTCCTCCAGATATAGCAAAGCTCGCTAGCGTTTACAATAGGCTCTTTTTTGTACGGGTTCCACCGAGTTTTTGATACGTCCTTATACGCGGGTATATCGTATTGAACATAGACATCCTCATGATGAGCCACCGTTTTTCGTTCAAAGTCCATCGTTACAAGGATTAAATTTCGAAGTTTGATTAACCGACCGGTATTAATATAACGATCGACTTTTGGAAATTTACTAAATCGGCTGTAGACAATGTGCTCCCGTGTGAACTCGGATCGATTTTTATAGAACCCATTGGCAATAAAGACTGGAATATAATCTTGCCAAGTGTCACCAGGAGTTGCTGAAAGCAAAATCCAACGGTTGTGTTTAGTTATTTTAAGAAAGGATTTTACCCAAATACCAGAACCAACCACACGCTGCTCGTCAAATATAAAGAACGCATCCGTAATGTCCGTGTACTTTTTGATGTTGTTCCAACTATCGACGACTACGTTATTCCTATAATACAGGCCTGATTCCGAGCTAACGCCAAGAAGGAAGGGCGAAAGCTCGCCCTCCCATTCTAACGTATCTCTCTTTCTAGCAGTGGTAATGATATACAAGTCTTTAGGAGGATTATCCATCGGAATATAAGGACCACCCACCAAGCTGCTGGGTTCTCCTCCATTTTGGAGATAGTAATAGGACAAAGCGGTTAAACTTTTTCCAGAACCAACCCCTCCGCAGAGAATACATCCGTTTTTCATTTTTTTTACAGCTTTGATTTGGTAATCAAATAATTTAATGGACATTTATCGACCCCCTTTCAAATATAGCGATTAGTCATTATCCCACGGAGGTTCTTCGGCGTTCTCTTCTTCGTCGTATTTAGAAGCAAATTCGTCTTCGTCGATTGTGACGTACATCGTTTTCAGATATGCTTTGATGCCGGTCTTGCCATTGACTTCCCACCTAGATGGGTTGATAGCCAAATCTACATTTCGAATCTCAGCATAATCAAGAGAACTTATTGACTCTTCATCCAGTTGTGTTTTTGTTCGCTTGGTGACCATAAACACTTTTGGCGGGATGTTGTCGAACCTTACAGCCACCTGGATGTAATACCTAGGTTCATCGTCATCGTCGCGAGGAGTTTGAGTTTTAACATTCCATCCATCATCGGCTAATTGCTTAGCCTGCTCTGGGTTGTCAATTGAAACACAGAAATTCCGGTCTCCAGCTCTGTTGTATTTTGTTTCAATCCCGGAGAAGTTTCGGAAAAAGATATGAGCATTTTCAATCATTAAAATATTATTTCTGCTCGAAGCGACATGACTTGTTCTTATTTGGTGCAGCAGCTTTTTGATCTCAAACTTAAATTTCTTAGCTATAGGTTTTCTGGATTGCATCAGAAGTTCATACAATCCATTTTCGGTCAAGAACCATACCTCGCGTTTCTGACCTGCCCGATAGATTGTATCGGTCAGCTTTTCGTCGTCGTCCACCAGCTCCAACATCTGATGAGTTTTATCCACTGAATATTCAATCATCTCTGCCACATCAACCGCCAAAAATAACGGTTTGTCAATGGTCCCATACATATTGAACTTGGTATTTAAGATCGTTAGAGACTTAGCTTCCGCAACGTCGTTTTCATTTACTTTTTGTGCCATTTTTTTAGTTCTCCTTTTCGTTTTTAGATTGATCATAGAGATCGTCAGAGATAAACCACTCCAAGTCACCCCAGTTTTCTATAGTTTTTGCAGCCTTATCGACCATGTTGTCATAATATGATCGATCAATGTTGGTTTCCTTTCCAAGAGTTCGGACCATTTCTGACTCTAACCAGCGATAGCCCTTAGCTCCAGTGGCAGAAGCATAACCAATTTCTCCGGACTTTGAGGTAGTTTGCCTCATGAGCAGGCCTCCGCCACAGCCAGCTTTAATTGGACAAAACAAGCCAACTTTTCCGATGAATACATAGTTGTGGCCTTGCTTTATCAATTCATCTAACTCCCCAAGGCGCTCTTCCATGTAATCTACTTCTGAAGAAGGTATTTTTTCTGTCGACAACAAACGTTTCCAAATATCCGCTTTTTCCTTCTCATATTTAGATACATCGGGCAAACTCTCGTTTATATCCAAATATAATGCCGAACTGACAGCTTTAGTTTCGCACATATCCTCAAATGTAATCGATTCTCTGCTAAACAGTTTCTTGAACACATAAGGAACTGCAAACTGGGCACCGGTTGCTGTCCATTCACCTGCGTGCTTCTTAATGTCACCAGGAAGATATCCATACAGTTCTTCGCATTTATCTTTGGTCGTATACTTGGCAATATAAACAGCGTCGTTGACCAAACACATTTTGTCGTATGTAGCCTCGTGTTCAAACGTATACCCATAACGTTTGCCGAAGTCCATAACGAACTGAATGATTTCCGGAGTTGCGTCTGGAATTTTAATGGAGTCCGTTTTGATATGCGCTACGATGAACCCACGCTCCTGAACAGCATGCTTTAAGTCAACCATAAACAACGCCCCACGCTTTGCCACGATATTGTCCTTGTTACGACGGTCACGGAAAGCATTGTCAAAGCCAGCAGCAGTTAACCCATAGACAGAGTTGATGGCAATTTTCAAAGCATCTGCCAGTTGTTTGGATGTTATTTCGCCGCTAATGACCTTCTGAACATAAGGCGCAAGTTTTCCGCCAAGCATTTTGTTGACAATATCCCAAGCTTCGTGTTTGATACTAACTCGGCCATCAACAATTTCCTTAAAATGTTTGGTAAATTCCACCCCAAATAACACTTCCATGATTGTACTGTGAGGGTGCATCGAAGCTACATCGAGCAATGCCACATTCCCATACATACCTGGTTGGGCATAGACATAACCACCCTCGCCAACTTCTTCTCCACGATAAGTAGATTTTCCATAATCATACTTATACCCTGGAAAATATGGGAGCAGGCTTTTGGCAGGACCGTGACGCTGTGCCATCATTTCAGGAGCTGCTTCTTTCAGGAATTGACTTGTGTCGGAATCAAGCTCAAATATAGGCTCAGCAAGATCACGCCAATGGAATTGATCTTGGGGTTTACGGTTGTTACCAAATATGATTTTTGTGGTGAGAGTATTGGTGGTGTCATTGACTGTCATCCCTGCCAAGTCAGCCAAAATTTGCCGAGCTACAAAGTCTGACTTTCTGGCATTGAAAACGGCTTCTGTTGCTATAACATCGTTGTCACAATATTCGGCCACCTTAACCCACAACTCCTCTGGAACAGGTTTGTCCCACGGCAGACCTAATTCTTGATGGTGAATCCCCAGTTCGATCTCAAATTTCTTTAGAGATTGCTTTTTGCTAGAGAAATCATACACATCCGTGTAGGATATGTTGTACGCTTCACCAAAGAAACATTTAGAATCTCCTGACACTATCTTCTTGGACAGGTTGTAAAGCTGCTCGTTGGTGTACCCCATCAGACGTGCATACAGTAAGTGGTTGTCATAACGCCGGCAGTTGAAGCCGACTAACAGAAAGTGTATCAAGTCCTCAATTCCAGAAGGGGAGGGGTTAATCATACGCACAACCGGTTTGTTCTCGCCTTCGAGTTTCCAGTTAACCAAAAATAGGTTTGGAAAAACTTCGACATCATAGAACACCAGCTTTGTATTTGCATTAAACTCGCTTGGGGCAGTCCAAGTAACAAATTTGAGACTGCTCGTTGCGTCGTCGGACTTGAATTGCATTTTGTTGACAAGCTTGATGCAGTAATCAGCCTGATGGGAACTGCCAGCTGCAAAAGCCAGCACCGCCCCGCGCATATCGGAGACATCATAATGCAAGTCGCCATTGTGGGCATCTTCGAGTATTTTGTAAATAAAGTCGATACTCGGCTTAGTACCCGGGTGGATTTCTTTATTAAGATTTCTTTTGATCAGAGTCCTAAGCCCTTTCTCGCTCTTGATTTCTTTGAAATCTACCATTTTTTCTCCTTTCAGTGGTAAACCCGAGCTAATCGTTGCGATAGGCAAGTTGTTGCATTTTGACAGTCTTCGCCTTAATGAACTGTTGCCGTTAAAAACCTTGACCTCGATATGGTCGTCGTATACTCGACTCAGTTTTAACGGATCTCCGGTGTAAATATAATGAAGATGAATTCCGCTACCGCTTTTGCTGAGTTCGGCGTATGTCGGCGGCCACTTGCTCGCCTCCTCGAGATTCTTTTCAAAGCATTTGTTTCCAGCTTGGTCCGGAATGTCAAAATCAATTACGATATGATTTATTGGAACCCTAACGTAATGAAGCTTCGACGTATCCAACTCCGATAATCTAGTTGTTGTATCGGCCCATTTTGCAGAGGGAATTTCTTTGGACGTGGCATACTGAGCCAAACAGTCAGCGCATTCTTTGTCGAATATGGAGTCTGTACATTCGAATTGAATAAGGTTGTTTTTTGGTTGCTCGTCTAACTCATCCATTGTCTTGTTCTCAAACTTCTCTGTTCTGAATCCGCTATAGTAACTGCGAACTCGCGTGCCGTCGTCCAGATTAAAACGTTCTTTGTAGTCTTTAAAATAATTTTTAAGCTCTTCTTTAAAAGCTCTTTGCGGAAGAGAGTATGTCACCTTTGCTTCATCGCAATATGTTTTGTACATCTCCCAAGCAGCTTTTAATGTCGTCCCATCTTCCTTCTTAAATACATAGTACGAATCGGTTATAAAGTTGTAGAAGTCATTAGATGCGCCAAGCATAGTCACGGGAATATAATCGTCGTACTTATTAGGATCATCCAAATAGACTTCTTGGCAATGATAAGCGATGGCCCCGAGTTCAAAGCCAATTTGCTTTACAGCAGTTTTGTATTCTCTGGGACTCAATTTATTGCCGGTTGGGGACACATCAATCAGCCGTCGAATCAAGCCTGATTTAGCGTCCGTAATCTTCACCGGTTTATTAGTGCCCATAAAGAGAAAGCATTTGAAACGATTGGCGTAAGTTGATTTGAACTTCTCGTTGACCGTCATGAGTTCGTGTGACACAAGACTGTTCAGTCTTGTATTATCCTCGATCTTTGACAGATCTCCATCGTGCTGTATCGCTACCAAAGGATTGCTCTTAAATGCCTCCAGGGCAAATGAGTTGCTTGAAGACCCCAAAGCTTTGGCATCAAACACAGAGTAGTATCCCTCAAACAATTGCTGGATGATATTCAGAATGGTAGATTTACCAGTTCCGGCAGAACCGTACATTACCATAAATTTCTGCAATTTCTTAGATTCTCCTGAAACCACGGAACCAATAGCCCATTCAATTTTGTGACGCTCTTCTTCAGAATATAAAGTAGACATCAGTTTATCGTAGGCATTTAAGTCGCCAGCTTCAAGCGGATAACTCAGCTTTTTGCTAGCATAGTCTTTTTTGTTGGTTTCTGTGTTGGAAAATACAAGTTTTTCATCCAGCATGTGAAAGGAGTCTCTCATCTGTTTTTGGCAGTATTTATGCCAAGAATCAATCATTCCTGACTCAGCGTCCCACATATGAAGGACTTTGACATTTGAGCCAAAACTCTGGCGGTTTTCTTCTACATATTTATCGAGTTCTCGGTCAATCAGCTGCAGAGCATCTTGCTCATCAGTAGACCATAGACCACGTTCCTCAACCCAAATGGCATAGAAGTCACCGCCTCTAATCATTAGATCGGAGCTTTTTTTAATAATGAACTTCGGATAGATTTCTATTAGTCCACGCTTCGTACTACGTGTTGAAATCATCAAGAAGTCAATCATAGTGTTCCATTATTCTCCTCTCTCCTTTCATATTTTGTGCTTACAGGATACTAGCTAAATACCAACACATCTGATACCAAATCTCTACGGACCTAAGATCATATTTGCAGTGGTCCACAGTGAACAGCCCTCCCTCGCCATTACGTTTGTATTCTCGATTTAATAATCTCAAAACAACATCATGGACGTAACGTTCGTCAAATGCGTTGTCGTTCATCGAGTCAAGCCCCAGATTTACAATCATGCTCCAAAACCATTGACCCATCCGATTTCCTTCATATGGGTCGTCCATGATATGTTCTTCACAACGAAGAGCGAGAGCCACCATCATCTCTAAAACACTACAAGGATGATCGTCTAGGTAAGCAGTTATTAGTGAATCGTCGTATGACCGCTCATAGGCAAATCGATATCTAAGGTCTATCCCATCTACGTACCTATTCTCATCTAACCCAATGGTGTAAATAAATTCTACACCATTGAGATAAGTTAAAAGTTTTCGATAGGATAGACGCTTTGGATATTTCTCATCGCATACGAGTTGACACATCCACTCAAAATATTCATTGTTCAACTCGTTTTTAGTCATTTAATCCTCCACTTGATGCGGCTTTCTGTTAATAACATCTGAATACTTTCTGCGATCTACGAGGATCTCATAATCACATTTCAGTCGATCATTTCTGACAAAAACCGAATCCTCTTCATACTCGCCAAAATGATTTAACGAGTCTAACCCGACAACGTCGTCAATGTCTTCCATTAATACGTCATCATCGTCTACCAATACATTGTCTGCATAGTAAACAAGACTTATGTTTTCATAGTCGTCCATTTCCCCGAATTCATCTGGGGAAATTACATATGGTGTTTCCATATCTTTCGATTCTTCCTCTATTTCTTTGTTTATGCCTTGTAAGTTGTGGGGTTTGTTTCTTCCAACGTCAGAATAGTTTATATACCCCTGTTTGTGTATTTTTGTAGCGTACCCAATTGCTTCAGGTTTGTCCTTCGCTTGATTTACTTTTTCTTGCACATCAGAAAGAGTTGGTTCACAACTTTTCTTTTCATATTTGGCGAATACCTCTTTGACCGAGTCAATCTCTTCTTGAGCGATTTGCTCGTATTTTTTCTTTGCAAACACCCATGCAACTGCTGACCCGATCCCAACTCCGGCAATAAACATAATAAAACTTGCTTTACTCATCTCCATGACTCCTTTTTAAATCAAATCTAAGATGTTTCCGTCCACGTTGAAATCGAGAAGGATCGTACGTTCGTACCCGTTCACAAATGCTCGGTTCCTCTCACGATTCGTTTCATATATCCCGAAATCAACATAGTTGTCTCCAACAGGATTATCCGGGTTATACACCCACCCAACGATCTGACCGGCTTTAGTCATTGGAATACCGAGTCTCTCATATACTTCATTTAAGAAAAGGTATCCTCTTGACCTAAGCCGATCGTTGGCGTAATTCTGCTCGGCGCGAAGAAACATGAGATTATATTCGGGATTCTTTTCCCAACCAGCGCACGACTCATCAAAGAAACGAGCGTAATCACTATAACCATCGGGATCGGCAATATCAACGGTTTTCTCAACTTTCTGTTCTTTGCCTGTTTCTGGGTCCACCTCGATCTCATCAAATGTCTTAGCTTTAATATTATGCTTCAGTTGGCGATCGACTTCATTGCCAAAACGATCTACGACACGCTTTCTGTAGTCTTTGAAACCTTGGTCAACGGCGGCATAAGCAGCGGCAATAGCAACATTCCGTTTCCTAAGAATGTTGTTAGAGGCCAGAATACCAGTAATGGACAAAGCACCAAGAATAACTGCCGGAGCATAAAGCTTGGCGATCTTGATGCCGGTCTGGGCATACACTATGGCTAAATCTTTTTGACCGTCTTCCTTAGTATATTGATCTGCGAGACCTTCATCGGCCAGGCAGTCGTGAATTTGATCGACATCCTCTTTGGTTTTCTCGAGAATTGTGCTAAGTTTTGTTGTAGCCTTACAGGCCAACACAGCACTTGCAACGGTACCAACTACGCCCGCAACAAGAAGAATTTCTGGGCTATGCTTTTTAAGCTGAAAGCCAACCTTCTTTAAAAAGGTTCCGCTCATAATCTTCGTGACTTCTAATTTTTTCATTTTTGAATTTTCTCCTTTTCTATTTTTTCAAGTTAATTTAATGGTAAAGCTTTAGGAAGCTTAATCATATATCCATCTCGGACTCTGACAACACTAGCGGTGCGAAGATCTGTCCACCCGTATTTATTATCCGTATAGTTGCCAGTGATACCGACCAAATCATGTAGATCAGCGACACTCACAATACCGTCATAGGTAGATATAAGCTCGTCCATTCTTGCTAAAACTTCTTCAGCTTCCCCACGGCTGCTGAAGATAATGTCATCATAGCTATATCCAGTTTTGGCAATTGACGAACTATAAGTCCGTCTTTGGTCATTATCTTTGCCATAATAGCTTCTGTACGACACTTTTGATGCGATTGGGCTACTTTTTATTCTGTCTGTTTCGCCATAAAGGATCATATCGATGCCATTAGTTACAATATCAGATATGGCCTTTTTAATAGCCGGAACAAGAACATCGAGCAAAATATAAGATTTGACGTTCTTTACATCTTCAGAGATGAAAACTTCTGCAAATTTCTGAATCTCATTTTTCTTTTTGTGCTTAACGGACCCAGATATTACTTTTTCTACTTTCTTTTTAGAAGGTTGTTCTTCCCTTGCTTTATGGGAATTTCCCTTATAGTCGTCCACTAAATCTCCTCCTTAACCAGCTTTCCGGGCAATGTTATTTTGGCATTGGATACCAAATTATTATTTCGTTTATATTGATACGTCAGGTTGCTTCGAGCCTTGTTTTGGGACACCGCGTATGTAGAACCTTTCCAACAATTTTCAATGCACTTATCGAAACACATAACGGGTCCTTCGTATGAATAATAATTCATATGTCCCCCTTTGGATGGCATCCATAAGATTGCCAAGGGGGATCAAACCGTCTGTCGTAGAAAACAGATTCTGTTGCTCTAACATCGTGCTCACAATATCTGTTCACTTCTTCTCCGCATAAAAAATTTGTAACTTCTTTCGAAATCTTGTCTTTTATTGCTTCCCGCACAGTATTAGATTTCATCGCCAATTTAAAAGTGACGATTCCGCAAAATATGAAGCCACTAGCCGCACCACCAACAAATATAAGAGCACCTTTTGCAAATCCGTTCATAATTTCTCCTTTCAAAAATAAAAAAGAGGGAGAGTACTTTGTTACAAGTACTCTCCCTTAGTCAGAACTCTACTTTTCCATAAGATTAGTTTTCTGTGGAATTTTCATCATCCTCTACTGGTTCGCACAAATTTAGAAGATATAGT